CCAAGATCCGTCACCATATCATGGACTGTCGATAGTCTTTTATTTTATGGTGTTGCATATTGGCGTGTAACAGAATTATATGCAGATGATTTAAGACCATCACGATTTGAGTGGGTAGCAAATAATAGAGTTACATTTACAACAAATAAATTTGGCACAGAAGTAGATGAGTACTTTGTAGATGGTGTTAAGACTCCAATGTCTGGCATCGGATCACTTATCACATTCCAAGGATTAACACAAGGTGTATTAACTACCGCAGCACGTACAATACAAAGCGCATTAGATATTGAAAAAGCCGCAGCTGTATCTGCACAAACCCCAATGCCAAGTGGCTACATTAAAAACACTGGCGCAGATTTACCAGAAGCACAGGTATCTGGATTATTAGCACAATGGAAACAAAGCCGCCAAAACAGAAGTACAGCATATTTAACTAGCACATTATCTTATGAAACCACAGGCTTTAGTCCTAAAGATATGATGTATAACGAAGCACAGCAATATCTTGCAACACAAATTGCACGTGCCATGAATGTACCCGCATATTACATAAGCGCAGATATGAATAACAGCATGACTTATCAAAACATTATCGATGGTCGCAAAGAATTTGTAGCATATTCACTACAGCCGTTTATTTGTGCTATTGAAGATCGTTTAAGCATGGATGATATTACTCCACGTGGGCATGTAGTTAAGTTTGCTATAGAAGAATCTTTCCTAAGAGCTGACACAATGAAGCGCCTAGAAGCATTAGAAAAAATGATTAATTTAGGTTTAATTGATGTGGAAGAAGCAAAGGAAATGGAACAAATGACACCTAACGGAAGAGAAACAGAAGATGAAACTTACATTCAGTAGCCACGTAGAAGCTGCCGATACAGAGCGCAGAGTTATCGCTGGCAAGATCGTACCTTTTGAAGAGGTCGGCAATACTTCCGTAGGTAAGGTCGTATTCGCTAAAGGATCAATAGAGATAGGCGATCCTGGCAAGGTTAAGATGCTTATGCAACATTCACCAGAGCGCCCAATAGGTCGTATGCAAAAATTTAACCAAGCAGAAGACGGAATCTACGCATCATTTAAGATCAGTGCATCTATGCAAGGTCAAGATGCTTTAATCCTTGCTGGCGAGCAATTAATTGATGGTTTATCTGTCGGTGTAGATGTAAATAAGTCTGTACAGAAAAAAGAGTATTTATATGTAACCAGTGCAACACTAAGAGAAGTTAGCCTGGTAGAAAGCCCAGCGTTTACAGCTGCGCAAGTTACTAAAGTTGCTGCTAGTGAAAACGAAGCAGAGGACACAAATCAACCAAAAGAAAGCGAGGCTCCTGTGGAAGATTTAGCAACAGCGCCACAAGAAGCAAAGGCAGAGGCTGCTACTCCTACAGTAGAAGCTGCTCGCCCAGTAATTACAGCACCATTAATTCAAACCAAAGTACGTACACCAATCGATTCGATGGCTAAGTACACTGAGCACAAAATCAAGGCTGCACTAGGTAGTGATGAGTCAAAACTATATGTAACCGCAGCTGATGATTTTGCAACTAACGGAATTGGATTTAATCCAACTCAATATCTAACAGAGTTTGTAACAAATACACGCTTTGGTACACCAGCTATCGATGCATGCTCACAAGGCACACTGCCAGCATCAGGTATGACCATTAACGTACCATCTTTGGTAACTTCAGCAGCAGGCGGTACTGGCGTAGCACCAACAGTAACTGTTGAGGCAGAAGGCGGAGCCGTTTCAAATACAGATATGGTTAGCCAATACTTAACTGGCACTGTATCTAAGTATTCAGGTATGAACACACTGTCTGTCGAGTTATTAGAGCGTTCAGACCCTAACTTCTATGCAGAGCTAACACAACAGCTACAAAATGCATATTTAACAACCATTGATACAGCTGTATTAACTGCTTTATTAGCAGCAGGCACATTTGGATCAGCAACCACAGCAGATAGCGATGGAATTATTGCCTATACAGCAGAAGCAGCTAAAGCGGTTTATGCTAATACAGGCTATTTTGCACAGAACTACATCGGAAACCCAGCACAATGGCAGGCATTGATGGGCGCAGTTGATTCAACTAAGCGACCAATTTACAATGCAATTCAACCAATGAACGCAGCTGGTGATGTACGTCCATCATCTATTCGTGGTAATGTATTAGGACTTGATCTATACGTAGACAAGAACTTCTCACAAACTGCATTTGATGATAACTCTGCAATAATCCTTGCACCAGAAGCATTTACTGTATACCGCTCACCTCAGGCATTTATGTCTGTAAACGTGGTATCCAATTTGCAGGTACAAGTTGCGATCTACGGATTTATGGCAACAATTGCTAAAATGCCTTACGGAATTATCAAGTACGCAAAGGCCTAATAACCAAGTAATAATCCTCTGGGGTTTAGTAGCCCTAGCCCCAGGGGAGCTTTTTTAAGAGAGGAATACAATGGCAGCCACCTATGTAACCAAAGCTGAGTTACGCACTAACTTAGGTATTGGCTCTTTGTATACCGATGCAGTAGTTGAAGAAGTATGTCAAACTGCACAGGATTTACTTAATCAGTATTTATGGTTTAACGATGCACCAATAGTTGCCGCTGGATTACAAAACAACGTAGCCACATTAGTATTAGCAAACCCAGGCATTTATGTAGTAGGTCAAACAATAAGCGTAGAAGGTTGCGGCAACATCTATGGTGGCCAACATGTAATTACTGGCACAATACCTGGATCAAATATCCCTGTATCTATAGCAAATACATTTTACAACTTTTTCTATAATTACTCATGGCCTAATGGCTATTCATTTATTCAATTTACAGAAGTACACGCAAACGACCCATTCCATAGGATTCTTCCATACGGCAAAGCAAGTGGCCAAGACACTAAAGAAGATGATTATGCTGCGATACCTGCAATCAGAGAGGCAGCTATGATTTTGGCTGTCGATATATGGCAAGCTAGACAAGTTAGCCAGACTGGTGGGGTAGGCATGGATGGGGTCAGTGCTAGCCCTTATCGGATGGGTTATCAGCTGATTAACCGAGTGCGTGGCCTCATCCAGCCATATTCAGCGCCTGCATCACTGGTAGGTTAATATGCCAGCTGCGATTACCACACTACGTAGCACACTAGCCACAGATCTTACTAACGCTGGCGTGTGGTCAGTATTTGCTTTTCCACCAAGTACTCTTCTTGCCAATGCAGTAGCGATCACCCCTGGCGATCCTTACATAGTGCCAAGCAATAACGATCATGTAACAGTATTACCTTTAGCAAACTTTAGAATTTTAATCACTAAACCTGCGTTAGATAACCAGGGTAATTTGGCTGGTATGGAAGATTACATAGTAGCCGTAGTAACAAAGTTAGCAGCGTCAGCGCTGACACTTAATATATCAAGCATTTCAGCTCCAGCAATCGTAAGCGCTCAAAGTGGCGATTTATTGGTGTCTGAAATAACAGTATCAATCCTAACGAGCTGGAGTTAATTATGAGCAAAGAAGAAGATTTAGCCTTTCTAATTAAGACAGGCCAAATAAAGGAAGCACCAAAAGAAAAAGTACAACCTAAAAAGGAAGAGGAATAACAGTGGCAATATACTTAAACAATAACGTAGGCATCAAGCTAGCGACCAACGCTGCGCCTACTACACCATCGGTTGACATTAGCGACCTAGTATCTAGCGCTGTTATCAACCAAATCGTAGATGAGCTAGAGATTACTGCGATGGGTGACACTGCCCACCGCTACGTAGCAGGTCTACAATCAGGCACATTTACAATCGACTTCATGAACGACTGGGCAACATCTGAGGTAAGCCAGACTCTTAATGAGGCATTTGGCAAAACTCTAGCTGTATCAGTAATTACAGTTAAGGGCACTACAGTTTCAGCTGCTAACCCTACTTACCAGTTCTCAATCTTAGTAAATAACCTAACACCAATTGGATCAGCTGGAGTAGCCGAAATTGCTACATCTAGCATCACCTTTACTGTAAACTCCGTAATCACAGTATCGCCATCAGTGGCGTTCTAATTAAGGAGTAACAATGGCAAAGCTAAAGATAACAAGGGCTAATGGTGAAGTATCTGAGCACAAGATAACACCAGGTGTCGAGTACGCTTTCGAGTTGAAGTATGGCGCAGGAATTTCTAAGATGTTGCGTGAGCATGAACAGCAAACCCATATATTTTACCTTGCCTGGGAGTGCTTACGCAGATCTGGCGCACAAGTGCCTTTATTTAATGCAGAGTTTATAGACAGTCTAGAAACTGTCGAGGTATTAGACGAAGAAAAAAAATAACACAGCGGGATTCTATCCTTTACGGCATCGCACAGATGGCTATAGAAACTGGGATTCCGCCTAGCGAGTTTATTAACAGAAGTATTATCTGGTTGGTCTAAACCAATATCTTCAAATGTAGATTACCGACCATTTCCAAAATACGATGCAAATATAGTTAAAGGTGGAATTGGTTACAAAGAAGGTCAAAATAAAAAATTCAAAAATGGATTTCAAGTAGAGAATTATGTTTACAATGTGAGTGCAGCTGGTCGTATTTATGAAACCGCAGGCAGATTAAATCCACAGGGTAGGGCGCCATTTACATCTATTAATCCTGGTGGTGGCACATTAGCCTTTAAACAATCTGGTAGTGCTAAAAGTAGAAGCAGATCAACTAGAGCATATAACTCTAATAATCCATTTGCAGGATACCAGTTTGTTACTGACTTACCAGAACTCACTAAACAGCCAAAGATTAAAGATGTCAGAAGTGCTGGCCGTAAAGGATCAGGCCGATTAATTTACAAGGCTTGGGCTAAAGATAGTCCTGCAATTTATGATGCTATTTTGAATGCAATTAAATCAGGTGCTGATTATTTTAATGACAAAACAGAATTAAAGAAGGTGGCATAGTGGCCAATGTAGTCGTATCCGCACTCGCTACCTGGAATGGTAAGGCGCTTAAAAAAGCCCAGCAAGATGTAAACGTATTTGAAAAACGTGTAAAAAGTTTTGCACGTACCTTTGGCGTTGCCTTTAGTGGTGCCGCATTAGTAGCATTTAGCAAAAAAGCCATTAAAGCATTTGCCGCAGATGAAATGGCCGCTAAATCATTACAGTTGCAATTAGAAAATACTGGTAATGCATTTAGAGTCACAGAGGTAGAAGATTACATAAAAGGCTTAGAAAAAACTTACGCAATACTTACAGACTTACGCAAGCCATTTCAAACATTTTTAAACCTTACTAGATCAGTTGCATTATCACAGCGAACACTAGAAGCTGCGTTAAATATAAGTGCTGGCACTGGTGAAAGTTTAGATACTGTAGTAGGTGCTTTAGCGGCAGGTATTAGAGGCAAAACTAAAGCAATTGAAAATTTAAACACTGGTATAGATGCAAACATAATTAAAACTGGCGACATGAACAAGATTATGGCCGCACTTGAAGAAAGATTCAAGGGCCAGGCAGCGGCTAGATTAGATACTTATGCAGGTAAGATGGATGTGCTTAAAAAAGGCGCAGATGAAGCCACTAAATCTATTGGTCGAGGTTTAGTAGATGCATTAGAGATTTTAAGCAAAGATAGTTCTGTCGCTAGCCTTGCTACAGATTTTGAAAACTTAGGCGACAATATAGCTTATGCTATAAGAGAGATAGCCAAATTAACTAAAGGCTTTACCGATCTAGTAAGTAATCCTACATTCAAAGCTGGTTTATTAGCTGTAGCCATAGCTAGTAAAAGCCCTAAAGCTGTGGCGGCTGCATTTACTATTGTTGGTGGAAGTGCTGCACTTGGTGCAGCCACAAGTCGTAGAACATTAAGCCCAGAAGAAAATAGTGCTATTGCCAAAGCACGTATTCTCAATAGAAGATTAGAAGCTAGAATAATTGCTTTATCTACTGGTAAACGTAAAGAAGAGTATGAAGTATTAAAGAAAAAAACTGAATTAGACAAACTAAAAGAAAAGTTTGATTTAGAATTAATTGGCTTACAGAAAGCACGTAATGAAGCCACAGATGAAGAAACCAAGAAACGATTAGATGGTTTAATTGCTATTGCCAAAAATGACGAAGCACTAGGCAAAAAAGCATTAGCAGAGTTAGAAGCAGCGGAAGCCGCTAAAAGATTAGCTAGGGCTTATGATGATGCATTAACAGCTGTTAGGTCAATGAATGCTAGAATACAAGCGTTTTTAGAAGATATGGCTAAAAAAGGTTATTCTACTGGTAGCGATAAGTTGCCTAACATTACTTATGATATGGCATTATCTTCAGTGAGATCAACCAACACAAAAATACAAGATTTTATAGATAAACTTGATTCATCTTCTAATACGAGTGTAAGCAGCGTTGCCTCCGCAACCAATGGCGTATTTGATCCAGGTGGATTCAGGCAAGGCGAGAGTAGAGATTTAACCATTACAGTAGATACAGCTGCTACAGGCGATAGGTTTGCAGCATTAATAGCAGAGAGTTTACAGATAGCCCAGAAGTCTGGCGTATCGTATGGTATCGCTGGCGGTTTGTAATGACAGTACCTGTAGTAAATGCTTTTATAAACTTTAGCACTGGGCCATCATTCGCTCAGGCTATGATATTAGATCAAGGCATATTAGGCACAAATATATTAGGCGATAGTGCATCTATTATTGTCGATGTATCTAATCAAATAAACAGAATTGAAACCAAGCGAGGCCGTAACGCTTTAATCGATCAATTTCAAACTGGCACTCTTACCTTGCGCATAGTCGATCAGAATGGTGACTTTAACCCACAGAACCCAAGCTCGCCGTATTTTTCTGTTTTAACACCTATGAAAAAGGTGCAGATTACTGCTACATATAACAGCGTTACGTATCCTATATTTTCAGGATTTATCACAAGCTACGTTACTACTTATCCTAGAGAAGCAGAAGATGTAGCCTATACAACTATACAAGCTGTAGATGCTTTTAGACTTGCTTACAATGCACAGATAAGCACTGTTACTGCTGCTACCGCTGGTGATCTATCAGGCACACGTATTAACCAGATATTAGATGAAATTGACTGGCCAGCGACTATGCGTGATGTCGATGCAGGTTTAACTACATTACAGGCAGATCCTGGCACAAATAGAACTGCATTACAGGCCATGACTACTGTGTCAGAATCAGAGTATGGCGCACTATATGTAGATGAAAGCGGATCGTTTGTATTTCAAGATAGAGCGGTCACAGCTGGATCTATTGGTGGCACACCCACAGTATTTAATGATGATGGCACAGGTATTCCTTACGCAGATGCTCAGTGGATCTTAAACGATGTGCTTATATTTAATAAGGCTACAATTACTAGAGCTGGTGGTAGCCCACAGGTGGCATTAAACCAAGCATCTATAGATAAATACTTTTTGCATAGTTATTTCTTAGACAATCTGCTTATGCAGTCAGATGCAGTAGCCCTAGATTATGCCCAGGCTTACGTAGCTAGCAGGCAAGAAACCTCGATCCGAGTAGACAATATAACCCTAGATCTATACACACCTAACTACAATAGCGGTGTAATTGCAGCTCTAAATCTAGACTTTTTTGATCCAATTACAGTTAGCACCACCCAGCCAGGTGGCAGCATACTTACTAAGACTCTACAGATTTTTGGGGTTGCCATGAATATAACCCCGAATAGTTGGAAAACCACATTCACGACACTAGAGCCCGTTATAGATGCATTTATCCTAAATAATAGCATTTATGGCACTTTAGACTATAATGTCCTAAGTTACTAAGGAGTAGAGATGGCAGCAGGTTTAGGGTTTAAGGATTTTACTACAGGCGAGGTATTAACACAACTTATTACACTGGATCAGCCTGGACTAACTTAGATACAACAGGCATGGTCAATCCTATGACCACTACTGGCGATATGATTTATTCTTCAAGTGGATCAACACCAGCAAGACTTGGATTAGGCACTGCTAATCAGCAATTACGTGTGAATGCTGGCGCAACTGCCCCTGAATGGTTTACACCTGCTGCTGGCGGCGGCGGCAAAGTATTACAAGTAGTAAATGCCACGTACTCAACAATTGCAACAAGTACAAGTGCTACATTTGCCGATACTGGTTTGACTGCATCTATTACACCATCATCTGCAACAAGTAAAGTATTAGTATTTGCAAATATAAATGGTAATCAAAGAGATGGTGGCTCAACTGGCGATATGTATGTTAAATTAAAATTACTTAGAGGAGCGACCGATTTAATTGAATTTGAAAATAGACAAGGAATTTTCTCTTCAGCAACAACTTTAGGAACTGGCGGAACTGGCACAACTTATTTAGATTCACCAAGTACAACTTCCTCAACAACCTATAAAGTTCAATTTGCTAGAGGTGATGGCAACGGAAATATCAGAGTTCAAAGCGATACTAGCACTTCAACAATTACTTTGATGGAAATAGGAGCATAATATGGCAATAGGTGGAGATGTATTATTTATGCTATGCCCAAATGCAGAATGGGTAATTTATGGCGATAATTATGAGGATATTAATTGGTTTGGTAAAGAGCCAGCCGTAACTAAAAAACAATTTGCAGATGGTTTTACAAAATGGGATGCTTGGAAAGCAGAACAAGATAAAATTAAAGCAGAGCAAAAACAAACCATTTTAGATCGAATTGGTTTAACTGCTGAAGAATTAAAAACCATACTAGGCTAATGAAACCCTGGCTATGTGCAGCTGGTGTGCAGTTAAGAGATCAAATTGATACCTGGTATCCAGATCGCCGCTCTACCAGTGATGGGTGGATTGGTGATGCTCGTCATAGCGCCACCAAATCGGATCATAGAGTATTTGGTTTTAAGTGGCGTAGGTATCGTGGGATTAACCCACATAAAAAGCACATCCATATTAGCTTTACTAAAGCAGGCGACAAAGACGGCAAAGAGTTTGATATACCACTACTAGGGGGAAAAATATGAAAATAACAAAGAAGCAGAAGGCCATACTAAAATCCTATGCACGTGGAGTATTAGTATCTTTCTTAACATTTTTAGCAAGTAATGAATTAGGTTTAGATCCAGCACTGTCTGTAGTAGTTGCAGCTTTGGCAGGACCAGCAGCTAGGGCTTTAGACAAATCCGATAATGCTTATGGCATCGGTGCTAATGAAAAATGAGTCCAACAGAATGGGCCGGCTTTGGCGCTGGCGTTATGGCCGTGCTATCAGGCGGGCTAATCGGATTACGTTTCTTAGTTAAAGGTTGGTTAAACGAACTACGACCTAATGGTGGATCTAGTATGAAAGATCAGCTAACTAGATTAGAACAGCGTGTCGATGATCTCTTCACTATCATAAGTAAGCGATAATAACAATATGGCTACTAAGCGTAAACCTAAAAAGAAAATGGTGCGTAAGCGCCGTACTACTAAAGAGCCTGTATTAACCAAGTTAGATTATTGGGCTATTGCAGCTAATGAGGTTTACAAAGCCTGCCGTAAAAATGGCATGGATGAATCTACAGCTTTAGCATTTGCTATGGATCGATCAAGTTATCCAGATTGGATAGTAGATACAACAGATCCTATAAGAGATCCCCTAGACGATTATGAGGAAGACGATTAAGCGTTGGCTAATAATCAGCGATTTACAAGTACCATATCATCATGAGCAAGCAGTTAAAAATGTTATTAAGTTGGCAAGACGTGAGAAGTTTGATGAGGTTTTATGTGTTGGTGATGAGATCGATTTTCAAACCATTAGCCGATGGGCTGAGAAAACACCTTTGGCTTATCAGCAGACTATTCACCAGGATCGTGAAGAGTGTAAGCAAATACTGTGGGATCTCGGAGAGTACAGCCGAGAGATGCACATTATCCGCAGTAATCATAGTGATCGCCTATATAACACTTTATTAAAAACACCTGGCTTAATTAGCTTGCCAGAGCTGCAATACCCTAAGTTTATGGGCTTTGCTGAGATGGGCATGACCTACCATAAGACAGCTTATGAATTTCACCCTGGCTGGGTTTTATGCCATGGCGATGAGGGTAGCATGAGCCAGCATGCGGGGATTACTTCATTAAATTTAGCCAAAAAGTATGGCAAATCGGTAATTGCGGGGCATAGCCACAGGTTGGGCATGAGTGCCTATTCAGAGGCCATAGGAAGCCATTACAGGCCTTTATATGGGGTTGAGGTAGGTAACCTTATGAATCGACAGAAAGCCTCTTATTTGCGCTATTCTGCCGCAAATTGGCAGATGGGCTTTGCTATACTAGAAGCCACAGGTAAAAGCCTAACCCCTACCCTAATACCTGTAAACAAAGATGGCTCATTTACAGCGCTTGGCAGGCATTACAGCTAATAACGTTATCAAATCGTTATCAAATAACAGCCCTAAATCATCCACAAAGTCATACACAGATGTAACACTATTGCTATGCCACAAAGCGTGAGCATAGAAAGTAGGGCTACATGTACACAGAGCTTAAAGACTTTGGGTATCTAATTATGTGGGGAGTAGTCGCAGGGTTATTACTTACCTGGGCTATTGGCACATATATAGAAAACATCAAAACTATACATTACTGGCGAGGCCGTAAAGATGGCTGGGATATGCATAGAAGGATGGTCGATAACGATGTCCACAACAACTGAGAAACTATTTGCAGATGCAGTCACACTCATACATGAAAGAGGGATGCATTACGGCCACCCAGCGATCCAAATGGATCGAATTGCCAAGTTATGGTCTGCGTATCTCAATTTCCCGATCACATCAAATCAAGTGGCAAGCTGTATGGCACTGCTCAAACTCAGTCGTAGCGTTGAAAGTCCAGAAATTGACGATCACTATAAAGACGCAGTGGCATATATCGCCATATCGAAGACCTGCCAAGAATATATGCAGGACAAAGACTTTCAGTGGGAGCAATAATGGCATTTAACCTAGATGATTATGAAACAGTTGAAGAGCGATTAGAAAAATGGTGGAAAGATAATGAAGATGGATCTATACAAACAGAACTTATTAATCGCCCGAATTCTAATCCAGATGAATTTGTGTTTGTGGCTCGCTTATACCGAACTACGGCTGATGCGATTCCAGTTGCGACTGGTTGGGCATCGGAGATCCGCACTACTTCGAGTTTCAATAAGTTTGCTTGTGAACTTGCAGAAAGCAGCGCAATTGGTAGGGCTTTGGCAAATTACATCTATTCGAAAAAAGGTGCAAGACCTAGCCGAACAGAAATGCAACGAGTTGCTAATACTTCAAGTGGAGCAGTTTTTACAGTCGAAAACAAACTAGAAGATCCAGTGCAGTGGACTACTACTGATTGGGTTGCAGCTGTACCAGAGCAGCCTAAACCACCTGTAGATTGCTGTGAAAAAGGCATGACCTTACGGACAGGCGTTAGCAAAACAACTAAAAAGCCTTTCTATGGCTATGTATGCCTAGGTAATATCAAAGAACATGCTAAATGGGCATCTCAGACCAGCACAGGCGCTTGGTACTTCAAGGATAAGGAGTAAATGTGTCTAATAAGTTACAAATAATTTATTGGGATTTATTGGAGTACATAATTTGCCCAGTAATTGGACACTCACGAGAATATGATGATTTTCAATGGTGTACTCGGTGTTACAAATCATTCTGGGAAGAATTGGAGTAGATATGGGCTATATCGCTTTTATTAACGGCAGTGGAGTTACCGTCGAAATAGATGACAGCGGTGTGCATCTAGTTAAGTCTGTTATCACATGCGAGATGTGTGGCGATGACAGGGTTTTCAAAGATGGCACATGCTTTCGATGCCATGAATTGATAGCACGTGACTAAATTCAAATGTAATGGGTGCAGTCGTAACACTGAGTTCTTGTGGCTTGACCAGGCAGATATGCCAGATGGGTTCAAGATGTATCAGTGCATGGATTGTGGCTGTGTTGGTGTTAAGAATATAGCTGAGCAGAAAGATGCACCTAAAGATAGCAAGGTTAGTAGATGTAAGAGCTGTGGGGCTTGGCAGTTTGACGCACTGCCTTGCCACACCTGTTTATTGATAGGGGCTTATGGTGCCAACGTATGAATATAGCTGTAATGAATGTGGTACTTATGGGAGTGTGCATAGGACTTACAAAGAGGATGATGGCGGGATGCTTTGCCCTAAATGTGGGCTAGATATGGCACGCATGTATTCAGCACCTGGGATAATCTTAAAAGGTACTGGATTGGTTTCTAAACCTTGATTAAACCATTTAGCTTAGAGCTATACGCTGACAATGATAACGCTAAAGAGTTAGTAATTAAATGGCTTGAAAGTAAGGGCTGCACAGCTTGGGTAAATCCTGACCAATATGGCATAGATCTATTGTTTAAGAATCCAGAGGGTGATTATTACAGCTGTGAAGTTGAGGTGAAGCATAATTGGAAAGGGGCTAAATTCCCTTTTAAGACTATGCATATACCAGCTCGTAAGCTTAAATTCGCTACAGGTAATTCTATATTTGTCATACTAAATATTGAGCGCTCGCATCTAATTATGTTACATGGTGATGATCTACGTAAAGCACCTATTGTGCGTAAAGATACAATTTATACCGAGAACGAGTACTTTATAGAGATAGAGGTAAATAATGAGTGAGGCTGGTTATGATTGTACTTGGATCGATCAATATGAAATACATTGGAGTTGTAAGTTTATTATTGTGAGGTAAATCACTGTCCACATAGTGAGATGATATGGTTATCATGTTTGAAAGGATTAGGTGCTTTATGGTAGGCTCAAAACAGCATTCGCTCTTAAAGCGAAAGGCTGAGCCGCCCAGAGGCTGGCTCGGAAGGTGCTGGCTATTTGGGTCGGCTCTATGCGTTTTACTTGCATCGCTTTTATTAGTAGATGAATCTCATGCAGTACCAAGAGCTACTCATTACAAGCAATATGCATTTATCAAACTACATCATTCATTTACAGAGTTCTATTGTCTTGATGAGCTCTATCACTACGAGTCACGCTGGAATCCAAGCGCTCGCAACGGCTCACACTATGGCATACCACAAGGTAGATCTAAGTACTTGGCTAAGGTAGATGGCTTTAAGCAAGTAGACTGGGGTATCAAGTACAACATGAATAGATATGGTTCAATGTGTAAAGCATTAAATCATTTCAAGACTAAAGGATGGCATTGAGTAAAAGAGCTATAGGTAGTGGCAAGTGGGCGA